CCAGAAGGATTAGATAATGTACAATATTCTGCTCAGTCTAACTTAGTAAAAGGATCATCGGATGCTTCATATTAAGCAATCAAATATATACATATAAGTTTTAATATAAATACATGTTAAAACTTATGTTATATTTATATAAAAGTTATATAAAAGTTATATAAAAGTTATATAAAAGTTATATAAAACTTATATAAAAGTATTTTTATTAGTATTACTATCAGTATTATTGCAAGATCCTTTATATTTGTAATCTACAATGAGTTCAACTAATAGTACAAGTTTATCAACGTCACGTATAGCATTTGTTACCGGAATAACAGGACAAGATGGTTCATATTTAGCAGAACTTTTATTATCAAAAAATTATATTGTTCATGGCTTGATTCGTAGATCTTCAACAATAAATACAAGTAGGATTGATCATATTTTTTCTAATCCGAAATTAAAATTACACTATGGCGATATTACTGATAGTTCATGTTTGGAAAAGATATTGAATAATATTAAAAATACGTATCCAAATATGGATCGCTTAGAAATTTATAACTTAGCAGCACAGTCTCATGTAAAAATTTCATTTGAAATGCCAGAATATACCGCAGATACAGACGCATTTGGAACTCTTAAATTATTAGAAGCAATAAGAAATAATAATTTAGAAAAAATTACTCGATTTTATCAAGCATCGACGAGCGAATTGTATGGAAAAGTTCAGCAAGTACCACAGAACGAAAATACTCCATTTTACCCTCGCTCTCCTTATGGTGTAGCGAAATTATATGCATATTGGATAGTTAAAAATTATCGAGAAGCATATGGTATGTTTGCATGTAATGGTATATTATTTAATCATGGAGGAGTAAGACGTGGGCATAATTTTGTAGAGAGAAAAATAACCCTTGGTATTGGAAAAATATTGCGCGGAGAAACTGACAGACTTACGATGGGAAATATTGATGCTATGCGTGACATAGGTAATGCAGAAGACTATGTAGAAGGTATGTGGTTAATGTTGCAACATGATACCCCCGATGATTATGTTTTATCAACGAATGAGTCGCATTCAGTACGCGAAATAATAGAAAAAGCTTTTAAATTATGTGGCATCACTATTCAATGGGAGGGCTACGGAATTAACGAAATAGGATATAATGAAAAAACGGGACAAGCTCTCATTTTTATAAATGAAAAATATTATCGCCCCGCAGAAGTAGATGTTTTGCTAGGCGACTCTACAAAAGCACGAAATATTCTTGGATGGGAGCCTAAAACATCATTTGACCAATTAATAGAAATGATGGTAAAACAGGATACTACTTCTATTATATATGCATCATAGTGTTTGTAAATAATCAAAATATATTAAATACTTCGCCAAAAATAGTATTAAATATATTTTTCATATTAAATCATTGATCAATATAATAATAAAACTTTTAATTTAGTATGGAATCAGAAGATAAAAAACTAGAAATTCATGAAGATATTAAAAAAAAATTAAAATACTTCATTGACATAAAGAAAATACCAAATATCATTTTTCATGGCGTTTCCGGATGTGGAAAAAACACAATTGTAAATGATTTTGTACACGACATATATCAGAATGATAAAGAATCTATAAAAAATTATGTAATGGAAGTGAATTGTGCGCACGGTAAAGGTATTAGATTTATACGCGAGGAGTTAAAGTTTTTTGCAAAGACCAATATAAATGTAAAAGATGGCGAGTTATTTAAAACTATTATTCTATTGAATGCAGACAAGCTTACAATAGATGCACAATCTGCACTGCGAAGATGTATTGAATTATTTAGCCATTCCACAAGATTTTTTATTATCGTGGAAGATAAATATAAATTATTAAAACCGATTTTATCTAGATTTTGTGAAATATATGTACCGGAGCCAATTATAGGGGGTAAAGTAGTAAATTTGCATACTTATTCGATAAATCAAGTATATAATTTTGAAAATAGAATAAAAAAGACAAACGAAAAACTTAAAAAAGAATTAAAATTAGATAAACAGTATACTTCTTGCGAATTGATAGAGTTATGTACAAAATTATACGAGAAAGGGTATAATAGTTTAGATATTATCAGATATATTGAAAATAGTAACTTGTCTCAAAATAAAATATACGAATTTATGATAACATTTAATAAAATTAGAAAAGAATTTAGAAATGAAAAATTATTAATGTTATTTATATTAAACTTTTTTCTTTTTCGTAACAATGTCACTTTAGAAAATATTTCATTTATGTAAATGGACGACTTTTCTTTGAGTAGTTTACAAGAATCTCGTAATGAGTATTGTTCAAGATTAATAACGATACTTACACCTTGTATTATAGATGGTGTAAAGTCAATTTTTGACGAATCGTGGAAGTTGTGTATTGAGAATGACGAGAAGGCAAAGTACCTAATGACATTTCAGAATTTTCTTTCGAGAGTTCCAAAATGGAATCCGAATATTATTTCCCAAGAATGTTCTCGCATTAAGGAAAAAAGCAACTGTACTTATATTTCCGATTTAATAACATGTGTGCATATTCTGCAGTTGAAAATGCTTTCTTGCATGAGAGTCGGCACAAAACAAAAAAAAGTAAATGTTGATATGCCAGTTTTAGAAGATTTTATACACAAAGTCTATGTTAATGTTGCGCGAAAGGTATATACAAATGTATACCTATTTGAACTTGGAATATCGGCATTAAAATCACAGAAAAATTCGAGAGAGTTAGAAATTATAATTAGGGAATGCATATTGCAGACAATCCGTGATAATATTCCTGTAGAAGAGTTATTAAAACTATATATGAGCGAAACGGTTGAAGATGCGATGGAAGTACATGAAAGAGAAGAAATTATTTCGCAAGAACCTATAATTGAAAAACCTGTTGCTGGAAATATTTCAAATCCCGCTTCTAGTCTTGCAGAAGCTGAAACAATTTCAAAAATTAAAGCGGCATCAGCGGCTGCATCTTCTTCGCAATTAAGTGGTGTAAGTTTTAATATGAAAAATAATGAAGTCATATCAATTGAAAATACAAGCGCGGATTCAAATAATAATTTTGGTGATGATAATAACGACGATGATGTTACCGATAATGACTATAATGATTATATGAATGATGATGACAACGATGATGATGAAAATGTAAAATTAAGTATTGGTGAAAATGTTGAGTTAAGTGTTGATCCATTCCCTGTTGACGGCGGTGATGATGGAGATGATAGCGATGTTGATATTAAAATTGATAGTATCCCACCATTAGATTTGTAAAGTAGTAATGTATTTTAATTTAATAATTTTATTTGTTATTTGTTATTTTTTATTTATAATTCGTAAAATACTGTAATAGATTATTCCTTTATAAAATAAATGGATAATCTATATATTTCAGCCGGAATTGTTGCTTCTATCTTTCTTTTAGCAAAATTCATAGAAATGAGATTTATTTCTGCACAATCTAGTGAAGAACAAGAAAAACCAAAACCAATGAAAAGTGCACTTAAAAATGCAGGAATAGTATTTGTCTCTTATATTTTAGGACATTTTATCATTTCACAGTTTAGCAATTCACCTGTTGTATTAGGATCAAAACCAGATGTATTCACGGGTGCTCCTGGATTTTAAATCACTATCAAGTATCTATTTAAAGCATCTATATCAAGCATTATACTAATTTATATTATACTAATTTATATTATAGTATCATATAATGGAGAATAATATACTAGTTACATGCGTAATGTATTATTCATTATTCCATAAAAAATTAATACATAATGAAAGTAAACTATTTAAATCATTTCCCAAAAATGTCTTCGGTGTATTCAGTACAGTAAGAAGATATAGTAAGATAAAGTCGCATCCAATTGATATACACGGATGTATTGGTTACTGGGATAATAATTTTAATTCACTTTCAGAAAAAAATATATATAACAATTTATTACGTGTTTCTCATGACGCTGTATGGACAGACAGTCGAAACAAATATTTTCCACCAATTGAAAAAGATCCACAGTCACTACTAGAAATAGATTTTATGTTGAACCCTATTTACAAAATAAATAAAGCAACAGGAATTATTGAAAATTTAAATGCACCATTTTCAAATATAACTTTTGGAATAATTATTGAAACAGCCGACAAAACTCAACGAGCAACATATTTACCTAATGTTTTCCCAAATATTTCATGGAATAAATTAGTCGAATCTATAAAAAATAAAGCAAATATTACTTCTCAAGATTTTAATCTTTATGCCTATAAAATATTGCAAATAAAGTCAAGTTTTATTACATTTTTGACGGGTGAAATATTTAATTATATTTCTATTTATAAATTTTCGCGATTTTTACTAGACAATATGAAACCACGTTTGATATTTCCATTTGCTCATACATATAAAAATAATACTTTAAAGTGGAGTTCTGATGATGATGTGCGCAATATTTCAACACTAAGTGAAGTATATAGATACGCAAATCTATATGCAGGTATTGCATCTAAGTCTGAACAAGAAACTATAAAACAAAAAATAGTAGATGTTGTCACTAATATGGACAGATATAGTTCACAGTCTTTATCGTTTCTGGGATATATTTTTCCGCTACTAAAAATAAATAGTACTAGATTTTGCAAAAAATTGTTACAAGATCTCCCTTCTGCTGACGAAGAGTTTGCAAAACCAGAAATAATTATTGGAATGAATCATGCTGGTTGTATAACAAATATAAAAGATATGACACTTACTTTTGATCAAAATGATTCTATTTTTAAAATGAACTGGGTTATTCAAGCAATTGTAAGTTTTGATAGAAAACCTCCACATAGATTAGTAGTTATGTTAGAAGATAAAGTAAATGAATTGATATCGAATAAGCAAAACACTGAGACAAATTATATCGCCGTAGCATTTGAAGCATTGTGTTTTGTATATAAGTCTGCACCAATGCCTAAAACAGTTTTATTATCCAAAATGTTTGAATTATTTTTTGAACTAGAAAAAAGAAAAACAGATAACAATGTTTTTTATACATTTTTAGATAAAATAGCTCGTGTTGATATTTCGGGACACATTAATAATGGTTTTGCAGAATTAGCAAGATAATATGTATCAACAATCTTACTTAATATTATCAATAATTTATTAAACTCGCCTAATAAATTATTGGTATAATCATCTTATTTATATAAATTTTTGATTATATATTTATTTTCTTATTGCTCCTACGACAGTCGCAACAGGAGCAAGAGCAGGTATAAATGTCGCAGCAACGGGAAGAACTTTCTGAGCAACAGGAAGTACTTTCTTAGTAGCGTTTCCTACTTTCTTTATGAAATTTTTGCTTTCAGGGTCATATTCTGAACTAAAATCCATTTAATCTTATATAATCTATAAATATTTTATTTTTAAGTTATTTATTATATTGTTTAATAAAAATATTAGTTATATTAATAATTTGTTAGTTGGAATAAATATTAATTAATTTTTACTTTAATCTACATACGACGGCATTTTATCAATATTTAATATTCGATGTGTTGTTTTAACCTTTTTCTTAGGAAACTCATAATCAGCAAATATTGGTTTTGAAAGCTGTGCATGCGGTGTATGATTATGTACATTCCTTGCAATCATTTTATATAATTTAAAATCTGGATAACGTTCTTCTCCATTTGTTTTATACAAAATATTTCTATTTTGATCATCTGTTACCCAATCTACAATTAACTTAGCCAATGGTTCTTTTTTACATATTTTTGGCACGTCATTTATATTATCAATAAAATAGTCAAAAATAGAACATCCTAAGCGACACAAATCAAAACTAAAATTCGGTTCTAATCTTGGCTTATTCTCATTAAAGTAAGGTTCGCAATTATATTGCGTAGCGGCATCTCCACTGCTACTAAAACTATCACTACATATTACTTTTGACTTGTATCTATAAATAGAACGCCCAAAGTCTATAATTTTAAAAACACGGTTATACGTTGGAACACGATAGTATTTTTTATTATAATGATAATAAATATACTGTTTTTCAGTATAAATATACATAATATTATTTGTATGTAAATCATTATGGGTAAACCCGAACATCTTTTGGTATGTAATTAACGTCATAATAACTTGCATAAGAGCCGACTTCCATTCTCCATCCGACATCTCATCTTCTTGCATCATGAGCGAGTCAAGTGTATTTTCACATTTCTCCAACATTATTGCAGTTACAGGGTAATTTTTTATAGTTGCCCATAACATATCATCATCGTCATCATAATCTTCGCTATCACTATCTTCGTCGGAATTTAAATTATCATTACTTTTGCTATCATCATTATCAGTACAGCTACCACTATTATCACTAGTTGAATCATTATCTGGTTTATCACATTCGTCAAACTTTTCATTATTCATCTCCATTTTTGAATTATTATTTCTATTTCTTAATTTCTCTCGTCTCTCCTGTTTCTCACATTTTTCAGGTTTATCAATTTGATTAGACGTGTCATCGGCATTCTCTTCGTCTCCGCTACCATCATCGTTATCGGTATAAGATGATCGCGAAGAACATGATTCTGTCTCGTCACTACTATTTTCATTGTCTTTATTTAAATGTACACTTCCATCTACAGTATTTAAAACTGTGGTGTTAGGATCATTAGAAATACTAGATGAATTATTGTTGTTTGTATTTAAAACAATATTAACTTCGCATAGCGGTTCAAGTAACTCTGATGCCTCTTTTTCTACAGAAGTTACAGAAACATTATTAAATACTAGATTTAATTCATCGCTTATTGTATCAAAATTATCATGAATAGAAGACTCTAATTCATTCATATTACTTTTTTCATCAATTTTGATTTTATTTTTACGATTACGTGTATCATTATTATTTTGGCTACCTGATTCAAAACTATATTTATCTATATCTTCTACATCAAAGAGAATACCTTTATTTTTGTTAAAAAAAGAAGAACCATCGAGATATTCAATATCGTCAATCACATTACAATAAAAATTATTTTTATTTGCATTAAAAGAACCATAAAAATCAAGTCCATGAATAAAGTCATGATGATGCAAAACTTGGCTAGATAAATAGGAGAAAAAACTATCGACATATGCAGCGTTATTTTTATCGTTTGCTTTTGGCAAACCTTGTTGATCGAATTTAGATAATGTCGGAATTTTTAAAATATCAATATTTTTATTACTACTATCATACTTTCCTGACATATATTTTACAGGATCTATCAGAGGAGAAAACTTAATAAAAATAGGTTTATGTACATATGTAAGAGATTCGGGTGTACTTTTGAAAGTGTCTACTACTGCAGCTTGAATATTATTTTTATCAATAATACCTGATAATCCAGATACATAAAATCTATGATTAAGATTTATAGAGTTATAATTTGTTTCATTTAAATTAAAGTATGTTTCATAAATTGGGATATAATTTTTACTATTATTTATTTCAAGTTCTGAATTTTCTAAAGAAGCAAATAAATCGGAATTATTCAACTTCCTATAATACAAAGAAAAGGAGTTTTTACCAAACTCGGGTTCGCGCACATCATTTACAATATCCATCGTCGATTACTTAATTAATTAAATACATATTTTTATTAATTTTTAAACTAATAAAATATAGAATACAAATCTAAATATAAATAAAGCCAACAATATGCGTTTATATTAATTATATTTTTTTTATATATAGTATATTTAGATCAGAGTATAACAATAAATGAGTGTTGGACTTGAGTTAGCAAAATTTGACATGAGATCTATTAGTTTTAGACCTGATGAAAACAAGGGTCCCGTTATTGTTCTAATAGGTCGCCGCGATACAGGCAAAAGTTTTTTAGTTAAAGATTTAATGTATTATCATCAGGATATTCCTATTGGCACTGTAATATCAGGAACAGAAGCAGGAAATGGTTTTTTTGGAGAACATGTACCAAAATTATTTATTCACGACGCATATAATACCGCAATTATTGAAAATATTTTAAAAAGGCAGAAAGCGGTTTTAAAACAAATGAAAAAAGAGATTGAAACATATAAAAGAAGCACGATTGATCCGCGTACTTTTGTAGTATTAGATGATTGTTTGTTTGATAATAAATGGACAAAAGATGTGATGATGCGTTTGCTTTTTATGAACGGTCGTCACTGGAAAATTATGTTAGTCATAACGATGCAGTATCCGTTGGGTATTCCACCTAATTTGCGTACAAATATAGACTATGTATTTATTTTGAGAGAACCGTATATAGGTAATCGTAAAAGAATATATGAAAATTACGCAGGTATGTTTCCAACATTTGAGAGTTTTTGTCAAGTTATGGATCAGTGTACTGAAAATTATGAATGTCTTGTTATAAATAATAATGCAAAGTCGAATAAATTACATGATCAGATTTTCTGGTATAAAGCACAAACCCATGGACCATTTAAGTTAGGTGCAAAAGAATTCTGGGAGATGTCAAAAGATATACATTCTGACGATGATGAAGAGCAATATGATCCTGCAAACATAAAACGTAAAGGACAAGGACCCAAGATTCAAGTAAAAAAAAATAAATGGTAAAGCTATAGCTGTATTTTAATTATAAAATGAATAAAAAATTCATGATAATAGTTTTGTCAATTATCATAAATTACAAATTAGACATTAAAAATTAAAATAAAGAAAAAAATGTATTTACAATTTTTTGCGTTTCTTCTACACGACTATTATTTGATACTATACCTAGACACAAGCATGGTATATTAAAATAATTTGAAAGCATCATTGTTAAATAAATACTTTCCGAACCTATAAGAAATTTATTATAGTTATGAGGTTGGTGAAGTATATTATCTATTACTTTTTGTACATGTATGTTTTTTGTATCATTTATAGTAATTGTATCTTGTATTAAGTATTTTGTTTTTTTTTCTACATTAGCCGATTTAATATAATCAACAAATATGTGATTATTTTTATAGTTTTTGTAATCATTGTCTATTAATGCAGAAGATAGTTGAATAATACTTTCAGATTTTAAATAATTGCTGTATACCATATTTAAATCAACGATATAAGAAGGCGATAATTCTTGAATAATATTTTTCAACTTATTAAATAAAAAGTTTTTATTCTTATATTTACTGAAACAAGATTTTGTGAGAAAATAATAATTATCATCATATACATAGATAACCCCATTTAAAAATTTTATTTTTTTAGAATATTCTTTTAATATTCCAAATAAGAATCGAAATTGACTTTCAATATTTAGATTATCAATAATTATAAAAGCATTTTTTATATTTAATGAAAGACTAACTCCATCAAATTTACGATTAAATGGTTTATTATTTTTTATAAGATCGGTAATCCATGTATTATCCGATAATTTTGCAGGTTTATGTGTAAATATACTATTTATCCAATAATAGTCTTTACCATTTATACACGTGGGTGACATTGTTACTAATGAATCGATACCTAATATGTCGACTGAGTATTTTACTTTGTTTATAACTAATTGTACATATGTATGTATAGGCTTTCCTGTATCATTTTCAAAATAAAAATGATAACCGTTTGGTGTTTTTTCGGATACAGTATCTTTGGGTACTTTATCGATTAAAAAATCGGCACTTTCTATATCATCTTTCGTATCTATATCCAAAATTACATATTTATCGGGTATAAATCCTATAGCATTTTTATTTTTAAAACTATTATTTGTGTTATTTTTACTTTTTATTTTTAATTGATTCATAATATGTTTTTTTTTATTTTCTTCGACATAAAGTAAATTATAGTTTTTCACATTTATCCCCATATTTTTTAGTGCATTAAAGTCTCGTTTTAAACGGTAAAGGTATGTTATTTTTTTTACTCCAATATAGATTCCATATAAAATAAGAATACATAGTATTACAATACATAGGACATAAAATATTTTAAAAAATATATTTGTCAAACTATTTATTCTATTTATTTTTATTTTTTTAACCATATAAATAAGCGAAAAATATTATATATATAAAGACATATAATATTTTAATGAGTTTCATCCTTCACCTTTCACTATAATTAAATTAAAAGTTTTTAATTTTCAAACTTTGAAAGTTTAGAAAGACCGTGATCGCTATTCTTATCCATAACGACATTTTCCGCCTCAAACATATTCTTTTTAATGTCTTCAATTGTAGAGTCTTCGTCAAGTCCGTCAAAATTGGCAACATTTGAAACGCCAACAAGTTCTCCTTTCTCGTTAAGCATCTGCGTAAGCTTATTACCACTCTCTTCCGCTTTTTTCATATTTTCCTCGATTGCTTTCTGTTTAGCTTCACGAACACGTTTCTCGAAATCTTGTTTTGCAGTATCTTCATTCTTCTTTTTATCAGACATAAGCTGATTGAGCGTCTCTTCCATATACTCTACGCGACCAGTCTTATATGCCTCAGGATGAAATGGAACCCACATACCAACTTGTCCAACATATATATCATGATTTGGGTCAACTTCGCGCAAAAGTTTACAACGAAGTTCGGCTTCTCCTTGAGTGGCAAAAACACCACGTACTTTAATGCCGCGAACCGATGTTTGAAACTGATGTTTTTCCCCAAATTTTTCATCTAGTGCTTCTTCGTTATTATCAATAAATGTTTTGTAGTCATCGCTAATAGTAGACGCCAAACTGAGAGAAGCACCTTCTTCTTTCGTAAAATCTTGCAAGTCGGCAGTCAACTTATCAAAAGGTACGGAATACTTAAAAGAAATAAAATTTAGAAATTGTGTAAATTTTTCCATTGATTTCTTGAAATCCCACTGCTTAATGAATTCCTCAAATAAAAATTGATCTTTTTGTTTCAAAATATGTTCCGGAGAAACAAATGAAAGACATACAAATTTTTGTCCTGCAATGGGTTTATCTTCTTCCAGTAAGTCGACATATTTAGGATTTTCTGTTCCATCATGAAGATATTTAGGCGTAACACCCTCGGGCAATTTATTTTGAAATGACATTATATTATATAATTAACTAATCATTTTAAGTTATTTTAATCGATTAATATTTTAAAACTGTATGTTAATTAATTTATTTAGTAAAACTTTATGAAATAAATAAAATATATTTAGCAATATTTAGCAATATTTAGCAATTATAAACAAGTAATTAACAATTAAACAATATATTCAATATATTAAATATTTTTTTCTATATTATATTTATAATGTACGGAACACTTGATTTTAGTGAGCTTTTTAAGCGTTTTATTAAGTATATCATTGAGGGTCTTTGCGTAGCGATAGTCGCATATTCTATACCTAAACGCTCTCTTAACTTTGACGAGATTGCATTGATCTCTCTGGTTGCGGCTGCTACTTTTGCCATTTTGGATGTTTACGTTCCTAGCTTGGCAGTATCCGCTAGATCTGGTGCTGGTTTCGGTATCGGCGCCAACCTTGTCGGATTCCCCACTCCCCTTAGGGTTTAAATAATTAATCCACAAGAATTCTCAAGTAAATAATTAAGATTAACTTATATAATATTATATAGCATAACGTGATATAATACTATATAATATACAACATATGTTTATTGCGTTGGAATAAAAACCCAATTCAATTCTTCGCAAATTTTCTTCCAAATATCGTCTTGTTCTATTCTCTTTTCTTTATCTTTTAACATAGGAAAGTAGGATAAAAATTCATTTTTTTGAAGTAATTCACACAGTTTATAAACTGTATAATAATAATTCAAAAAATTTACACGATCATCGGGACAAAACTTTGCATAAGGACGCTGAATTTCCATAAATAGGTTACACAGTGTTTCTTCTAATTCAGGTGTCATTATTGGAGGTTTGATACCAAGTTTATCTTTTATAAATGGGATATGTTCATAATATTTGTTGTACCCTAGTTTTTTCAAAATTTCTTTTGCTTTTGTATTTGTAAATTTTGAAAGTGTGATTCTTTCCTTGTTAAGTTGTTGTTTAATATTTTCAAGAACTTCTTCGGGAATTTGTGTAGTCTCTTTTGCTTGAAACTGTGCAAGAATTTCTTTAAAATGATTAATTCTTTTATATGCATAAAAACATGCTTCTTTTGGCGGTTCCTTATATGATGGTTTTTCATTTTCAATTAAATATGTCACTTGTTTTGCACATGCATTACATACCATTATACCTTCATGTTCTACAGCAATCATTTCTCCTTTATTGCATGACTGACATACGTCTGTTATATATGTGTAGTCATTAACATTTATAAACGTTTGATCTAAATTTGTAAAAAATTTTTGAACATTATTATCATTTACTTTAGTTAACTCATTTTCGTTTGGTATATTGTCTAGTTTAAAAAAAGAATTTAAAATCTTAGTTTTATTTGTACCATTTGTAATTTCTTTCTTATTTTCAAAATAGTCGAAAATACATCTACTGTTGTTTAAATAGTAATCCTTTATCTTTTTTTTATTTTTAGAAATTTCTAATTTTATGTCATATAAACGATCATTTAACTCTATTTTTTCATTTATATCTATATTGTTTAACTGATTGTTATCATTTAATTTTTGCATTATTTCATTCTTTTCCCTAACCAATAAAGGCAATGTTTCATTTTGTATTAAACTGAATTCTGTTTGAAGTTCTCGATGAACACCATCAAGTGTTAATATCCGTTTTTTATCAACAAAAATCTTCTTATTTGTTTTGTGTTTAAATGACGGCATATATAATATTATATTATATTGTTATACATATAACTTTTTTAATATATTAATTATTAATATTATTAATATTACTATTCTATCTATTGTATCTATTGTATCTATTGTCCTATTTTAATTAAATGAATATTTACATGTTAGGTATAATAAATTAAGACATATTAATTTAGATATTTATATTTTGGATATTTTGGATATTTAGAGTTATTATTTGATTAATGTTTTCTCTGTAAAAATAAAAATAAAAGTAATAACAAGATACATCAAAAATGATTTTACCAAACAATTTAGATAATTCAATAAAAATAAATTATACCCATGATCACAATAATAATCACAATAATGATGAAGTATTATCTACAAAAACTACTTTAAATTTAGAAGTAGTAGATACGACAACAATCAAAAAAGAAACGTACTATAAAATGAAATTTATTTTGAATTCTTTAGATAAAAATTGGGCTATTAAAAAAAGAAATAATGTTTTTTACCTGAAAAATTTAGACAATTCTACAAAAGAAATAATAACAGAAGATTATTTAAATAAACGCGTTATTCAAAAAATATATGGCTTTGATAGTGCAAGTGTTTCAATGTCATCAATATCATCAAAAGATGTTCTTAATAAAGACAAAAGTAATATAGAAAGTTATGACATAAATAAAAAACAAGAAATAAAAAATAGAAAAAAAGAAGATATTATACCACTCAAGCAAGGTATTTTAGCATTAAAAGAACGCATAGACAACGGAAAAATGGACGCAAACAAAGAATTAAAAAATGAAATTTATGTAATGATTTTTTTAATGAATACTTTAGATAATGGATGGAGTGTACGAAAAAAAAATAATAATTTTGTTTTTAGGAAAAAACACAATGACAAAAAAGAAATATATTCAGATAACTATTTAGTTAATTTTTTGAAGTCAAATATACAGAATATTATATAATACTAGAGCAGTATACTGGAGTAACATGTTCGGAATAGAGGACAATGATATTGAAAATGTTTTAGCAATATTTGATTACATGTTGTTAGTTTTTAACTATATTTAGATAATGTTGTCTATAATAAATGTAGGCATTATTTAGGCATTATTTAGGCATTATTTGGGCATTATTTGATATTTAATATTTAATTTATAAAAAACAATTTAAGTTTTTTTATAAATTTTTTTTCTTTAGCAATATTATAATAATCAAAAATGGCAGGAGGTCTTATGCAACTTGTAGCTTACGGCGCCCAGGATGTTTATCTTACGGGCAACCCTCAGATTACCTTTTGGAAGGTGTCTTACAAACGTCACACCAACTTTGCTATGGAGTCTATTGAGCAAACTTTTAACGGTCAGGCCGATTTTGGTCGTCGTGTAACTTGCACCATTTCTCGTAACGGTGATTTGGCTTACCGCACTTATCTTCAGGTTACTCTTCCCGAGATTAACCAGTCTATGAAAGGTACTAGCCAGCACGGCGTTTATGCCCGTTGGCTTGATTTCCCCGGTGAGCAGTTGATTTCCCAGGTTGAGGTCGAGATCGGTGGTCAGCGCATTGATCGCCAGTACGGTGACTGGATGCACATCTGGAACAACTTGACTCTCCCTGTTGACCAGCAACCCGGTTACTATGCTATGGTTGGCAACACTACCGAGCTTACCTTTATCACCGATCCTTCTTTCAATGCGATCGATGGTCCTTGCCAAGCTAATGCTCCTCGTCAGGTTTGCGCTCCTCGTAACGCTCTCCCCGAAACTACTCTTTATGTTCCCTTCCAGTTCTGGTATTGCCGTAACCCCGGTCTTGCCCTTCCTCTTATCGCCCTTCAGTATCACGAAGTCAAGATCAACCTCGATATTCGTCCTATCGATGAGTGTTTGTGGGCTGTTGGTTCTCTTCACTGCGATCCTTCTACTACTGGTGGTCGTGTCAACACCGCTTATAACCAGTCTTTGGTTGCTGCATCCCTCTACGTCGACTATGTCTTCTTGGACACTGATGAGCGCAGACGTATGGCTCAGAACCCCCACGAGTACCTTATTGAACAGCTTCAGTTCACTGGTGATGAGTCCGTCGGTTCTTCTTCTAACAAGATCAAGCTCAACTTTAACCACCCTGTTAAGGAACTCATTTGGGTTGTCCAGCCAGATCAGAACGTCGACTATTGTTCTTCTCTTGAATGCGGCCAGCTCCTTTACAAAGTTCTTGGTGCTCAGCCCTTCAACTACACTGACGCTGTTGATGCTCTTCCCAATGCTATCCATGCCTTTGGTGGACCCGACTCTATTGCCCAGACTACTGGTTCATTTATTGATGGCTCCGGTCTCTTCCAGGAAGCTGGTGCTATGGATGTTACTGGTAATTATTGGTGGCAGGAAAGCGCGGGCAATCCTTATGACCAAGCTCATCTTGGTTATCCCGGACCTGCTCCTCCCGAGTCTGCTGTCTCTGACGCCGGCACTTTCGTCCTCACTCAGACTTCTCTCCCTCTTCACTGCTGGGGTCAGAACCCTGTTGTTACCGCTAAGCTCCAGCTTAACGGCCAGGATCGTTTCTCTGAGCGCGAAGGTACTTACTTCGACCTTGTCCAGCCTTACCAGCACCACACTCGCACTCCTGACACCGGTATCAACGTTTACTCATTTGCTTTGAGACCCGAAGAGCACCAGCCTTCTGGCAGCTGCAACTTCTCTCGCATTGACAACGCTACACTTCAGCTCGTTCTCTCCAACGCTACCGTTGAGGGCACCAAGACTGCCAAGGTTCGTGTCTATGCTACCAACTACAACGTTCTCCGTATCATGTCTGGTATGGGTGGTCTTGCTTACTCCAATTAAACGCGTTATCCTCACAATATATTGTGTTGTATTTATACTGATTTAACAATTAATCAAAAATTAATTGTTAAAATAATATGTAAAATTAATATATATTCTATAAACAACCCAATGTTTAACATATATAAAAAATTAATTATTACAGAATCAATCCCCGTTACAAGTCCTAACACAAGTCCTAATACAAGTCCTATTATAAGTCCTATCAGTCCACCACACATACAAACACAAATTATGGATAATTTCTCATTATGCAACTGTTGTTGTAATTCTAGGAATAATAAAAATCTCGTTAAAGATATTATACAAGATCCCAATGAGTATTCTATAGAAAAACTACAAAATACAATAGATTACAAATATGAATTTGGACATGCTACCCATTATGTGTATAATTCTAATACACCGCGAATGATCCTTGCGTTTGATACAGGTACACCTCCATAATTTATGTATAACTTTACTTATTCATCGACAACCTCATAGTCTTCAAATATAAATGATGTCATTGTTTCGGCATTATCAGTGTTAAGTCCAAAATTAAATCCACGATCATTAAACCATTTTTTAAAATTATTAAAAGCATTCCATTGTTTTACATATCCACCAATTACTAATAATTTTAAAGCATTTTTTATATACTTTTCGTCAATAGTACAACATCTATTTTGAGAATCATCATCATCACATTCGTTACAACTAGCATCAACAAGAGTCCCCGTCATTAGTAAATACTCTACGTCAATATCTTTATCAAATGTTTCTTGAAACGTCATTATAATTCTATCACGTGAAAATCCCGCGTTGTGTCCCCCAAACCCAAAAAAATATTCATATTCCCATCGATGAATCTGTTTTATAGGACGATGCAAATAAACTTCAAAATTTTTTTCAAAAATAGTTACATTTATTATAGCAGTAAACACAACTGCTTCGGCGTATCTATTGTATTTTTCACACCACTTAAGATCAGGGTTTTTTTCCAAGAATTTTTTAGAAAATGTATCACTTAATGTTGAAATCATACATCCACGCTCGATATAATATTGATTTTTTAAATCTTCGAATTTTTTGATAACATCAGTATATGTAGTTGTTACTTCATGTGCTGGTGTCTGTGCGTTTCCTTCCATTTTGGTATAACCGAGATAAGTTTGAGTGTGTGTTGAGTTTGCTATATGATGATATTATAATGTTTTTATATAGTTTATATATATTGTTTATACATGTATAAAATAATATAGTATATAATATATAGCGTATATTATAAACAATGAATAAAACTGTAAAAAGGTGTCGTATTGTAAAAGGAAGAAAAGAAACATGTTGTATAAATCCCAAACGTGGATATTGGTGTTGGAGTAAAAAAACTAAGAAACGCGTTTGGCGTAAAATGAAACGTACTTGTTGTAAAAAATAAATTATATATAAATTTTTTAATTATAAATAATTATTTTACATAATTAAAAATATCCAAAATGATAAAGACTATATAACACAAGTAACTCAACTAATGGTGTCATCATTCCATCATCATCCGGTGTTTTTCTTTCACCTACCATTAGTTTATTATTAACTTTAATATTTGTTACTGTGTATAATGATGTTTCGACAAAATTAAATAAAGCATGAAGCCCAACGCACCAATATAATCCGTAGCGTAAGTATCCAAAACCTAAAATAATACCTGTAATAAATGCTACTATACCATATTTTAATGAAGATTTTACATGAACGTAACCAAAAACTAACGCTGATAATAAAACAGCAATATTTGTATTTAAAAATGGTTTTGTTACACCAATCAATAATCCACGATATATTAACTCTTCAGAAAAACTGGTCATCATCATTCCTGTAAAAATAGTTGTAAGAGATTTGGTTGTATCTATTAATGAAATATTTTTAAAACCATTAAAATATGAAAAACCAAGAATAATATTGAAAATATATGAAAGCATCGCTACTGCTCCTCCTACAAAAGATCCAAATCCAAAATAAGAAGGTTTATCATTCGTAATTGTATTTTCTATTTTTGGTGTACCCTTAGGTAAAGTTATGTTGATATATTTGATGGCTATTACATATACTACAATTGCCATTACAAAATATGCAATACGAATACAAAAAGTGTTATTCATTTTTTTGCATAACTCATAATTGGTTTGTGTGATATAATTGAATGGTAAATCTTTGACATAATTATATATCTTATATGCAATAATTACAATTATATACACATATAAATTTATAAGCATTTATTATACTATTATTTTATATTAATATTTTATAATTATCATGGTGTAAATTGTAATTTATAAATATGGAAAAAATAATATATTGAATAACATATATATAATACTGAACCTAATAAAACATTTTGATATATAGTATTACTTGTATACTTTGTTAAAAACATTAAAGCTAAAAAAAATATTATAAATCCTACACCGTTAATTAAACAATGTATAATAAATGTATAATATCCTTTTAATCCGCGGTTTTTATATATAATATATATAATAAGTAAAGTGATTGTTGGAGTACAGTATAAATAAGCACTTAATGCAGGTGCATATTCATATTTTTCTACTAAGTAAGTACCAAATATTGTTATTACACCGCCTAAAATAAAATATTTAATAAATTCATACAGATTCATATTATATATATATAAATATATATAATTCAATGCCATATACGTGTAAAATATGCGACAATGACCCATCAAGTCATTCATTAAAAAATATAGGAACAATAGATAATATTACTTACTATTATACATGCCCTGCAAAAGCAACAAAATATAACGACGTTGTTGGCATTACAGAACACTATGATGGTGTATTATCTGAAAATACTAATCGATGGATATGGGTTTTTGATTGTAATAAATTTTCTGCAAAACATTTGCTTGAAATTAATGTTGGCATACAACTAGCAAAGTTAATTTCTACTAAATTTAGTAGTACTCTTGACAGCATTATTATTATTAATCCTACATGGCATATACTAGTTGTTATGCGAATCGTAAACCCATTTTTAAATAGTCATATGAAATCTATTATAAAAATATCAGGTAAAATTGATACTTTATCTAAAATTCAGTAGTTGTTCCATCAAGATTGATCAAAAGTAATGTAACGCGCAGTGATGGAAATTTTTTATTTATTAAACTTTTAAATTCATGTAAATTTTTTTGATGTAACTTATATTCTTCTTCTTTTGACATTGAAGGGTTATCATATAGAATTCTATATGCTCCGCAATCCATATGATCTACTACAATTACTTCATCAATATTATGTAAATCTTTTGCTAATTCAACATGTTTATCAAAAGACTTACTCCATTCAGGAAAAGTATCTTGATTATAACCTAAACTTGAACCAGCTAAAACAAATTTACTATAATTATCTTTGTATCCAATTTGATTAAGAAAATTTACTTTGTCGTTTACAAATCTGAAATCCATGCATGATAAAACCATAGCTTTTGCCGTTTTTTCCGATAATCTATCGCGTACATCTTTTGACGTATTAAAAAAAACATTAACAATTATAAACAATACAACAATACTAATAACCGCCAAGTATATAAACTTTTTTTTATACATTTATAATTTACGTGTATATTTTTTTTTGATAATAAAAAAATATACAATTATTCATAATACACTAGGCTATTGACAATATTAAATTAAATTAAGCCATTGACAAACATGCTTATGAGTTCCGGGGTGGCTGTATCAAATCCAGCCAAGTTCAGTGTATTCTTGTCTTTCGGGTCAGCGATTGACAAGCAATTTGCCACCATTCCAATTACAATCAATTTGGCATCCACTCCTGTTGCTTTGCGATACTGTTCCAGTGCTACTTGAGGATGAATCGTCGGCGCGTATGTTTCACTGTCAGTATATACACAAAATACATCAAATACAGTTCCGTCACGAGTATACATTTTAAGCGCCTCTGTCATTGGCAATGCACAGTCGGTAGCACCAAAGGGTACATCTGTCGCTTTGATCGCATCTTGTACTGTCATGTCAGGACGAACTTTTCCATTGAAGTTGTAAAATATATTACTGAATCCATAGATGTGGACATTGTCTGCACCCTCTGCGTGTAGCGTCATGAGTGCCATCGCAACTGAACCCTCTCGTGGCGTGATGTTTTTTGCTCCTGCGCACATAGACATTGACATACTGCCTGATACATCAAGTCCGAGCATGTATCGTTTCCCCGTTGGGGTGATATTTCCAAACGCCATTCGAAATGTAGTCGATAGTGCAGCTGTGATGTATGAATTTACAGGCCATGTCATTGAACCGAGGTCACCTTTTCCCTGTGAGTACGTCTTCATTCCAACCAATACTTGAAGTGGGTGAATCTTTGAGTCCTTCACTGTTTTTGGATCAGTAAGCATTTTAATAATATCTTGTGCTCTGGATGCTGCAACACCGACTTGTGACAATTTTCCAAGATTGCGTACAAGTGCGGTCATTCCCATTCCTGTCAGAAGCGTATTCCATATTTGTGGCGTATTCAAAAGTTCGGTAGGCAAATGTTCGCGTTGAATTTTTTTGTTCTTTTCCATGATTGCAATTGCAGTAGTAGCATCTTTCTTCTCGCCTGTCTTTGCCAATTCAATCAATGCCTTCAGAAACCTGGCGGTTGCTACAAGAGGATCTTCTGTCACTTTTTTAGAATCTTTATCTACTTCATCTTGGTCTTCGTTTTTTGAAGGTACTTGTGCTGGTGCTACTGCCGGTTTAGCGGGCTCAACTGGCTCAACGCCTGCACACAGGTAGATTTTCTTGGACGGATCGTATGAGATGTCTCGCAAAGAGTTGGTCGAAGAAATGAGAGAGCCATTGTAGCGAAACACGAAACTCACCCCAACGCCAATGTCAATGAACGTTTGTCTGA